GCTTCCGCAGGGTAGGTCCCATACCCTTCACTGTTTTCAGTGATTCTTGGAAAAGCATCTCTTCGATGCTCCCACATTTTTCTAACAGTTTCACGACCAAATCAGGTCCGAAACCCGGAATTGCATTGAGCATGTCAGCACGAACATCGTTGGTGCTCACTCTCGTAACAGCACGTGCACCGTGCCGTGAGGCAGGCTTGTTTGCTTTCTTGTGTAGTTTGACGATGAACATCGCTGCTTCGACATGGTCCTTGGCCTTGTAAATGTGGCAATCAAAGTCAGCCATGATGCGAGCGAACGTACCCATCAGTTCGTTCGTGACTCGTGAATAGTTGGCCTTCGCCCCTCGATTCTGAGCCATTTTTACGTACTTGGCTATGTCACCATGGACAACCAAAAACACTCGGTCACAGTTTGCGTCGAGGTTGTCGAGTTGACGCCACAGGTGACCACTGTGACTCGATTGGAAAAAGTCGCTGAGGCTTTTGCACTCAACGTGCCCCGCACCTACCTTGTAGTCCCCCATGCCGTTGAGGAACTGGGATTTGACGAGGACACCCTCCTTGCTTGCCATACGGTGTATGGCCTCACAAAGCGGTCCACGCTCGTTACTATCAACTATCAGTGGCGGTACACTCATCCTCATCCCTCATCTTGTACAAATTTACCTTGTTATTGTGTGCTCCTCTTCCGACAAAGCCACATACCTCAACTACACCTTTGAGTCGCCTCGATATGATTTGGCTGACTGATGTTGATGTCAGTCCCGAACGACGTGGTGCCAATGTGACAATCTCATTGGCAGTAATAGGTCGATTCTGTTCTTCGATTACTTGTCTCACAATATCCACCTTTGTCTTTTGTCCGCCTTTACGCATCTGTCGTCGCCTCTTTGATAGCGCCAGTCTTATCCCAGTACCGGCACTTTCCGATACACAACCCTTTCTGCCATAAGGATTTACACGTCTGTGGATAATCTTTACCAACGATTGTGCTAACTTGGTATCGTGTGACACCCAAGTCTTGGTCGGCCCACTGTAGGCTCATCAAGAATTCGACGATTTCTTCGGCGTGTTCTTGGAGTTGGTCAGGTGAAAACCGATGCACTGGAAAGAAGTTCCTCTTTCGTGCGGCCAAGTATTTCACCAGTTGAACACGGGCATCATGGCTGGGGTTTCCTCCAACTTGACAGGCCGCCTGATTCAGACAAGGTAAGATGATGACATCGTTCATACGAACAGTCGCTACATCCAGTGGCTTGGCCTTCGGGTCAAACACTTGGAGTGATTCCGTCACCTTTCTGACCTTCAACTCAACCCCATTCTCCCCATAGGAGATAGTGCCACGAGATGGCTCCATGGCCTTCTGTAAGATATGATGATAGCCGCTTTCCAAATCTTCTGTTGTCAGTGGTATGCTCCAATAACCACGCTTGGCATTGTATGAGTTCGGTATTCTAATTAAGCCACTTGTGTCAAATGGTACAGCGGGGTCACAGCAATACAAGTCAAACCGCTTTACCCAGTCGTTGACCAACTGCATCCCCGACTCACGTAAAGCGGACAATTGACCACCAGTGCTCGGCATGTGACGCTCGGCTAAGTCAATCCAAATGTGATAACCACCACCACTGAACCACACGGCGTGCAATACGTTTTCCTCAATCAGAAACCGATGTAACCGTAGTGTTTGCTCAAGCGGTATATGGGGCTGAACCTCAGCACCCTTGTCCTTGAAGTTCTTCGGGTCGAAGTCAAGAACGAAGTGTCGTACGATTGGTGTCTGTAGGTCGACACGCCGATGATGCGGGGCTTGTGTGCCCCGATAGCCATAGACGGTCATGTAGGCGTTGGACACGCCATTCTTGCCACGCCAGTATCGTTCAAACGAACTCTTACTGTCAACCAACTTTCGATAACCTCGCCCTTGTTCGGTGCTCAGTTCAAGCACTTCTCTTGGAAAATCAAAATGAATCTTCATACCCCTGCCCTCTCTTCTTCATGTACATGTAAATGTCCCTCATCGCATCGTGCATGTCCGCAGGGTCGACGAGTACTCGATTGTTAAGACTAATCAAGACGATTGCTGGGAAGCGTTCGCCACTGATAATTATCTCGTCCTGAGCCATGATGGTCATGGGCTTCTCTTGCATCGCAAAAGCGACTGAGCACTCCACAGCAAATACAGCCGACACCCAATATTCAACACAGCGTTTGACTGATTCAGCCGCTTGCATTCTCTTGCCTCCGAATGCGTGGCTTAGGTTTCTTCCAATAAATGTCTCCACCCTCTTGCCATGCGGGGCATTCGGTCACGAACTCACACCATGCACACTTGCCTTCACTTGGCTGTGGTACGAAGTTGTTCGTCAGATATGCCTCGACAAGATTGTTGAGATGTCTCTTCAACGTTTTGTTGATGTAGGTTTTCTTGACTGTCTCATAGGCCACGTGGTTCTCGCTCCTTGGCACCCCCTCACGCTGTCCGTAAGGATAGAACCAACCCCAGTGCGACACATCTTTCAACGGATGGTCAGCCCTTTGTAGCAGGTCGGTATAGAACGCCATTTCAGTCCGCATCGAGCGAACTTTGAAGTCTGTACCAACCCACTTACCGGTCTTTAATTCCATGAGTGTGTACGTTCCATCCTCGTTTTCATAACCTCGGTCGATACTGCCTGCAAAGTGAATCGGTACAGTCACAACTTCACCGTCGAACTCAAAGTCAATCTCCTCAAAGGCATGAACCTCCAATTCATTGATGACAGGTAAGAACCTGTCAGGGTCTTGTTCAAGTCGAATCAAGTCCCATTCGATGCGTTGTCGAATGATGGGTTCTTCACCCAACTCGTACGGTTCGTCCGGCTGAGGGACACAGTCGAGGAGCATTTGTAGTGCCTCCTCTCTGTGACCCTTCTTGAGTGCCTCATACGCTTTACGAAACACTGGTCGAGCCAGTATATAGAACTCTTCAATAGCATCGTGAACGTTCGTACCACGGGTCATGTCGTCCGTCTGTGGACTTTTGCGACCCTCGATACGCTTGTACTCATACTGCTTCTGACAGAATGTGAAATCAGATGTGAGACTTGACTTGGTGACACGGAGATATTCCTTCGCACCCATGATATACGATGATTTACCGTAGGCTTCCCAATTGCGCTCAGACATCGAATCACTGCGGTTGCATCATTTGTGCTGCGACAAGAACGTATTCACTGATAAGTTCGGCTGCTTCCTTTGATTCGTTGAATCCCAAGTGTGAAAGAACCTTGTCTTCGATTTTTTTCTGTAACATAATCATACGCACAGCCTGACCTGTAAGCCCCGTGAGCAATCCCTTCCCTGCGCTAGGCTTGGCTTCTTTCTGTGGAGGCATGTAATCGTCCTCAGCCCACTTTCTTTTAGCGGACTGTTTAAGTCGGTGCATACGCTTCTTCTGTTTGACTTCGGCGGACAATTTGTACATACTATTTTTCCTACTACCAGTTCGCTCCAATAGCCCTTCACCGACCAATGCAACCAGTGCATTTGTTACTAACTGCTTATTGTCTTTTGTTCCCTTAAACAGCGAATTGTTCTTTACTATATTGTAAAGAGCCTCACGGGTAAATACCGTGTCTGCTCCGAACTGGTTCGCTATTACATTCTTTCGTGCTTCCTTTTTGCTTGTTTTTCGGCTTCTCATTTTTCTCACCTTTTCTTTGGGACTACATTCTATTATATTAAATGAATCACCAATAAGACTTGGGCTTTGCTTTACCCGAAGCGTAATCTATATTCCACTCCAGTGCCTTGTATATAGGCTCAATCTTTTTGGTTATTAGTTTCAATACCATAGTATCATAGTCGAGTATAAATTCATCGAGTTCACTCTCTTCATGGAATGACACGATGTCTGTTTTAGGTAGGCCATCAGGTACGTTTTTTACATATACCCATTTAGCACTGTCACCTTCGTCAAATCTTGACCCGTTGTATCGCTCGGCCAAGTGAGCGTTGTAATATCTTGCACCTTTTACACCCGGCACTCCGACACTCGGAGCATAGTTGTTCAAGGGCTTTTGAATACGTGTTACACCACATAAATCTTTGAGAGGTATCTCACCGTTTTGAATACGTTTTGCTAATGGTCGAACTAATGAAGTTGCATCATTCTCCGTCCCACCATTACAGACAACCGTAAGTAAGTCTCGCTCCAAAGTTCTCGACACTGGGGCGAGTGTTGATATTTTGCCGAATCGTGCTGACTTGGGTTTACCTTCGTCCTCAGGAGGCCAAGAGCATATACCGTAGTACAGGTTCTTACCTGCTACAATCCAGTATGGCATGTATGCCTCAAATTCAACGAACAAATGACTGGCATCGAGTTGCCGCTGAACCTCGTCAGTCAAGTGTTTGGCGAGAGCCTCAGCCTCGTCAAATGGAATCTGAACAAATGCGGAGTCGGTGTGACCATACAAGGCTGAATAGCCTTGAGCCTCAGACTCCTCCATCAAGAACCGAATAGACTCTCGACCTCTTGATGTGATAGCGCTTGCGATGGCAGGTGCTGCCCACCCCCAGTGGGTGCTGGCGCACATGCCGTATAGTGACGCCATGACACGCTTTACTGCGAGTTGCATGGTGTTCCATCCTGAACGTTCTGACTTGGTCTCAGCAGCACGCATGTTCTTCTTGTAGGCATCACGCACCTCAAACAACTCCTCGACGATTGTAGGTAGCAGTCCACGCTTTGACTGGTCCCAACACGTGCCATCCTTGAGTTCCTTGATATTCTCCTCGCCTCGCCGTGCGTTGTCGACTTGCGTCTCCCACGACAGGTTGTCACTCAGGATAATTGAGGGGTACAGTCCCTTGTAGTCAACACAGGCAACTCCCTTGTATCGACCCGGTTTGGGTGGAGGGATAAACGCCCCTTCGTATTCCACCTTCTCAGCACCCGAAGATGTGGGGGCTTTGTTGTCAGTACGGCGACTGAGCAAGCCACGTGCGAAACGTGTGACGTTGTGACACGATTCAAACATGACACCACAGAAACGCTGTAGTGCTAAGTAAAAATTGAGGATGTGATTGTCCTCGTCGATACGCTTGAGCAAGAGAACGTCTTGCATACAGTAGTCGACGTATTCGTCGAATCGTTCGTACCATCCTGTGAACACGTCCATATCGAACTTGTTGGCATAGCCCAACTCCTCAGCGATGGTCGCCAATTTGAGATTCGATAACTGCGGTCGACCACTGTCTTTCCATACACGCTCAAAGCCTGTACCACTCTTGAGTGGGGCAGCAGTGTCAAAGCACAGACGCCCCGCTACAGGTTGCGCCGTGTAGTCGTAGCCACCACGCTTGTCTTTACGTGGACGCAACACCCGACCCAGTGGGCTGAGCCGTCGATAGGCGTCCCTGCCAAGCAACTTCTTTTGCATCAATCGACCTACCATGTGTGGCAGGTCAGCCCACATCAATGCGTGAGCAACGAAGACGTCAGGATTAGCCTCCTCAAGATGGTCGAGGAAGCGAGTATAGATTGCACGCTCGGAGTTGCAAATCACTCGCCTGTATGAAAACTCGGCGGTAGTGCCATCCTCATACTCGTGCTTTACATGGCGCACCTCGTCGATGCACTCATCGTCGCCCAACTCTCTTGCTGAGCGTTCCGACCAACAGTAGGCTACACTCTCATTGGTGTGGCTGTCTGTGAAAGCAATGACCGTAGTGAAGCCCTTGACAGGGTCCCACTCAAGGTCGAGATGCCATACACGTGGTGTCCAATCAGGCATCTCGCTGACTTCGTCAATGAGGTATCTATCGGGCAACCGTAGGTCGGCCTCCCATGTCTCAATCTCACGACGCACGCCGTGCAGGTCGTTAGGTCGCATCACGTTGACACGAATCAAGTCCTCACCGTAAAGCCCAGTCGCTTTACACGAACGGTCGATGGTCAGCCCATAGTACCGTTCGCTCAGCCGAGTCAAAAGGCGGGGAGGGGTGTCGGCTCTTACCCATGTGTAGGGTTGAAAGTCCGTCACCGTCTCTTCAATCAGTTCGCCTTCGGGTGAGCGCCATCGCTTGTACAGCGCAGCCATGCCCTCAGGGTCAGGATAGTATTGTTCGATAATCACTCTTCTTCCCCCGTACCCAACATGTGACTGGTGGAATTCAAGAATGTATATTTCATTATCGAACACAACCGATGTGCTTGATTGTTTAAGTTCGCCATCTCTAAGGTCAGTTCAGACCATTTTGGATTTTGTCTTTTCAATTCGATGTATTGTTCCTTATCATCGAGTATCAAACGAAGAATGCTTTGACCTTCTTTCCAAGTGTTTTCATAGAACTTGATTACTTCTTCAATGTTCATTCGTCCTCACCTATGCACAGAACATCGGTGTTGACATCTTTGTATCGACGTATCAAGTCTTTCAAGTTCTTACGTGACACCCGTCGGTTGAAGTATTGTCCGTGCCCACGTAGGTAAAACCGTACGCTGATGACTCGACTGTCGTCCAACTCGTCCGGTATGACAATCCATTGCATGGATGCCACTTCTTTCAAATCGATAATCAGACTGTTTGCTGATGCATATTGCTTTTGTATTTCATTCATTTTTCTCTCTCCTCTTGTTCTTGTTCCAACTGTAGTTTGCTTTTCTCGCCTTTCAATACCTTGTGATTGGTCGCTTTTTGCAATCAATGCACATTTGCGTCATTCCTCTTCTTTCTCCTTCTTCCACAGTTCGGAACATCGAGGCCCCGCACAGAAGCGGAAGCCTCGTCGAGCCGGTAGTGTGCACTTACGCTTGGAACATTTTCTCATTCCTTCGTCCTCCTCATGGCTTCTTCGTAATCTATTTTGCCGTCTCTATACGCTATGTAAATTTCAGAATCGTACTCAGTACGCCTTGAGTGTTTCAAGCAAACGATTGATTTGTAACCTACATGTGCGGGATGAGGGCATTGTTGACCTTTGGCTTTGCCCGATTTGATAATAGCGGTACATCTCATTCGTCCACCTCCTTCAAAATGCGTGAGATGTTGCACTTAGGACAAAAGCCACCAAAGGTGGAGAATGTCTTACACTTGATACAGAACCATCGCTTCATTCGTCCACCTCTTGGTCAAACACAATGAGTAGGAAGTCGTCGTTGCGCCCTCGTATGACGAGGGGGGCGTTCTCACCCATGTGAATCGAAACGTTCTGATTCGGTACCGTACCTAACAGGTCAGGCAACCAGTGAGCGAAGTGCGATACATACGACTCCTTGTCCCCCGACACTTGCTCAGCCTCAGCGTTGACGAACATCTTACCCTTGCTTGACTTGGACGCCATGACCGTGAAGTCACTGTCCTTCGGTCGCAACTCGGCCTTACAGGTAAACAGATTACCTATCACCTTCGTCGCCTTCGCCAGTGGGTACAGGTCAGACCCGTCGACCACAGCCTCAGCAGGGAGTGGTGCGTTCCCGAAGGACGTCCACATGCTCTCCTCGCTTTTCTTGACTATCTTCTCAATCAGGCTGACGTCACTGTCCGATGCAATGTATGTGCTGGTCGGCAACTCAAGGTTGCTGTTGCCACCCTTGACGTGCAAGGGCCGACCTCGACCTCGTTGGTTGACTGTGACGTCGGCTGATGTCACCGACTTGAGGAAGGCCAAGAGGCGAGCGACATCGCTCACGTATATGTGACCCTCATCATCACTGGTGCAGGGCATACCCTTTCGCAAGTAGTGCGTCAATTGGCCCACGGCAGCGATGATAGTGCCCGACGATACCCGAAGTACGAGGTCATCGACACCCTTAGCAAAGGTGTCAACGAAGCCAATCAGTGCCTTTCTGTCCGCTTCAAAGGTAGGCATACGCCTCACAGGGTCCTGTCCCGTAGTTCCGGCAAGCCGTACCACTCAGCGTTCTGTCCCTTCTTCGTCACGAAGAAGGTGCGTTCCTGACCCTGCAAGTTCGGGTTGGTCTTGACCTTGACGAACTCGGCGGAGTAGCGAGTCTCGCCCGTCTCCTTGCCGTCCTCGTCACGGACCTTGGTGTCCTTGCACCACAGAATCTGTGTGAGGTCGTTGTTGGCCTGCTTCTCCCATACGAACTTCCAACCATCGTGGCTGTACTCGTCGTCGGCTGACTTGATGTGCGTCTCCCAATA